CGGGTCCATGCTGACGAGCTTCGCGGCGTTGAACTCGATCATCCGTGCCTTGATCGCATCCCGCAGCGCGGACTGAAGGACGTTGCGGATCCGCTGCATCGCTGCGGGCCCGACGTGCCGCTGGTACTTGCGGACCGGCTGCCCCGAGAGAAGCAGGTCGTTCCATTCCCTGATCGTGGCGAAGGCGTCCGCGATGTGCTCCGGCTGAAGCCTGCTCAGCTCAATGTGCCCCAGCAGCGGGACCAGGTAGGTGCTGATGCTGACCTCGTAGTTGTGCCGGGTGGTCGGCTTGAGGTCGCGGCGGCCAGCGAGCCAGGTGGTGAGGTACTTGCCGGTCATCGTCTTGACGGACGGGTCAACGCCCCTGCGGAGCGTGGCCCTGGCCTGATCCCGGGCATCCGCCGCCGCCTCGCGTGTTTCGTACCCACCGCGGCGCAGCCTCGGCCGCCGCTTGCCGCCGGGGCCGGGCGGCAGCTCGAGCGCGAAGTACCACGTCCCGTGCTTCGGATTCCATGACCCGTCGGCCCGTTTCAGCTTCGGGCAGGACACGCCGATGTCCTTGCCGTCAGCGTCGCGGCATTTGCAGCGCTTGTAGACCGGTTCGCTCACTGGCCAGCCTCCGGGTTCTCCAGTGCTTCCGCGATCTCCCCGAGCTCGGCGGCCACTCCCTCAAGGTCGGCTTGCCGCTGGCGGATCCGCGAAGCGCGGTCGGCGCGCAGCTCGTCGTCGGTGGCGTCCCGCAGGAACCGGGCGACCTGCTCACCGAACGTCGGGTCCGCATAGTAGGTGACGGCGTTCTGAAATCGTTTCCGGTAGGCGTCCATGACAGGTGTCCGGTCTCCGGTGTTGGGGAGTACGGCCTGCATCAGGTCGGTCATGAAGCCCTGCCCGGTGCCGGCGTCGTAGACGTACTGCTCGCTGAGGCCGTCGTCTTCGGGCGGCAGGAACAGGGCGATGATCGGCACACCGAGCGCCTCGGCGATGAGCGTGATGCTGTGGGCGTCGAACTCGCGGGTCCGTTTCCCGTCCCATGAGCGCTCATCGGCGGAGACGGCGGTCTTGGGCCTGCCGCCGATCAGCTCGCCGAGTCCTTCCTGGGTGATGTCCGCTATCCGGCGGAAGTAGGCCATGTTCCAGGCGACGACCTGATTGATCGAGATGCGCCGCACGGGTAGCTGGTCAGCGTCTGGCGGCCTGCCGTTTTCGTTGTCCACACCGCGAGCTTAGCCGCACGGGTCGGCATGAGTCCAGACGGATCGGCATGAGGCTTGACAGCGCGGTACGGGTGGGGCAATCTAGGGCCCAGCCACCCGGGACGGCATCAGTGCCGACTTTCCGGGTTCAGTGCCGACCTGGCGTGGGGTAGATGTGATGGCGAAAGATCAGGAACCGCAGTCACTGCGGATGAGCCTGGAGGAACTGCTCGGCCTGCCGGTGACGATGGACTTGCCGGCTGCGGGCCGGGCGTTCGGTCTCGGGCGCACCAAGGCCCACGAGATGGCCCGCGCCGGGGAGTTCCCGTGCCGGGTGATGCGGATCGGCCGGTTCTACCGGGTACGCAAGGCTGACCTGATGCACGAGCTCGGCCTCACCGTGACCGGCGAGCCGTTCCCTGAGACCAGCCATGGCGATGCCGCATGACCGGCCCGGACCCTCTCCTCGCTGCTTCTCCCGCCGAGGTTGAGCAGGGCATCTGCCGCGAGTTCCTCAAGCGTGGCTTCACCGCAGATGACCCCGTTCTGATCAACCCCGATCTGATTTCCGCGGTCATGACCGTGGTCGGCCCGGTGCTTGAGGCGAAGGATGCGGAGATCACCCGCCAGTGTGAGGCCATCACCGGGGACGCGGAAGGGGAATCGGACGCGACCGCAGAACCCGGGCGCTACCGCAAGAAGCCCGTGGTCATAAAGGCTGTCCAGTGGACCGGCGCGAACCTCCGGGAGGTTCAGGAGCTGACGGGGACGGGGCACTTTTACGCCGTTGACCCGGAAGACCGCGGCGAAGATCCTGACCAGACCGCTGCGGTCCTGGACAAGCTGCACAGCACCTGGGTTCGCGTATACGACGGCGACTGGATCATCAAGGGCATCCGGAACGAGTTCTACCCGTGCCGCCCTGATGTGTTCGCCGAGACACATGAGCCCGCGGCCCCCGGAGAGGCCGGGCAGCCGTGACCGGTGTTCTCGCCGTGATCGCCGCCTTCGCCGCGCTGGGTGTCTTCGCTGTTGCCGTTGTCATTCTCTGGGCGGGCGCCTCCCTGCTCGTTTACGCGGCCATCAATGGCGTGGTCACCGTCATGCACCGGATCCGTTCCCGGCGCGATGAGAGAAGTTCCCCACCTGAAGGAGCCAGTTAAGAATGTCCCAGCCCACTGCGGGAACCGCCACCGCATCGACCGTCACGGTGTCAACGAGCGACGGTATGACCGTCACTGTCACATCCGACGGCCCCATCACCGTGGATCCCCCGGTAGTCCCGCCACCCGTGACGCCACCCCCGTCCGGGATGTCGACCACTGTCTTCTTCGATGATTTCACTGCCCCGGCCGGGAGCCTGCCCAACTCGGCGAACTGGAACGTCATCAACACGACATCCGGCCCGCAGAACCCGGAAGCGTTCGGAAATGGGGACCAGGAGCAGTACCTTGCGAACCCGGCACTGGTCGCGCAGGACGGTGACACGAACCTGATCTTCACGGTCGGCGCGCCGGGCAGTCTCGGCGCGCAGGCAGGATACTGGCCCGCCCCCAGGGTGGACACGTTCGCTAGCCCCGGGCAGTTCGATGACGGGGTGTTCATCACGCACGGGAAGACTCCCAAGGTCGCCGTGCTCCCAGGGCAGTCGGTGGAGTTCTCCGCGAAAACCATGCCGCTGGAGGGGCTGTGGCCGTCCCTGTGGTTCACCAGCCCCGGTGCCGTCGGCGGCGCATACCCCGCCGACTACTACGAGTTCGACCTGATGGAATCCGGGATTTTCGACGGCAACCCGGCGCTCACCCAGAACACCGCATGGGGGCCGGGCGCAACCGCACAGCAGAACCTGAGCACCAAGGTCGGCGCCGCCCGGACCCCATTCAATCTGGGTGACGGGAACTACCACACCTACCGGCTGGACTACTTCACCGATCACCTGAACGCATACATCGACGGCGTGCTCCAGTACACGATCACGCAGGCGCAGGTGAATGCCGCATTCGGGGCGCAGACGGGAATCAGCGCCCAGTTCGGCGGGCAGGAATGGCCCTACAACCAGCCCGGCGAGGGACTGTGCATTGTCATGAACTGCGCAGTCAATCAGAGCGTCGTGGGCAGCACCCCGGCTGCTGGTTCACTGCCGCACGAGGTCATGGCGGTTGACTGGGTGCGGGTGTACAGCCCTGCCGGACCGTACGTCGCATGACGGGCCGCCACAGCGCTACGGGCCTGGGCAGGTCAGCGCGGTCTGTGCTGGACAGGAACACGGTCGGGGAAGATACCTCCGCCATGTTCCTCGACCTGATCCAGCAGGCCCAGAGCAAACCCAGGGAAGTAAACCATTTTCTTCCCCCAGACCACCAGTACAAGGGGACCAGCACAAACACCGGTCCCCTCACCAGCGGGAACAAGGTGCTTTACCGGCCACTGCTGTCCCGGGGCCAGAGCCTCATTCTTGCCGCTCTCGCGGGGACTGTCACCGCCGCCGGCCTGGCGCTCATGGCATGGCTTGTCGCAGCGGCCACCCTCAGCGGGGCAGCTGCTGTGTCGCTGCTTGTGCTGATGGTCGCACTGGAAGCCACCCGCTTCGTGGGTTCTGTTTCCCTGGCTGTCTTCACCACCAGGGCGCGGGTTCCCATCCCCTTGCGGGCCGACAAGTCACTGGGGCTGCGGGTCGCAGTGATGACCACCATCGTGCCGGGGAAAGAACCTACCGGAATGGTGGAAAATACTCTCCGGGCAATGAGGGCCATGCACGGCACGTTTGATGTGTGGCTGCTGGATGAGGGGAACTCACCTGAGGTCCGGGAAATGTGCGCCCGGATCGGCGTGAACCATTTCAGCCGGAACGGTATCGAACGATACCATCAGCCCAGCGGGCCGTTCCGGACGAAAAGCAAGGCCGGGAACCACAATTCGTGGCACGACCAGCATGGTGAAGACTACGACATTGTGGCGCAGATGGACCCGGACCATGTTCCGTTCCCCGATTTCCTGACCCGGACCCTGGGATATTTCAACGACCCTGACACCGGGTTCGTCGTTGCCCCTCAGGTGTACGGGAACGTGGAAGAATCCTGGATTGCCCGCGCCTCAGCGCAGCTCGCATACGTGTTCCACGGGTCCGTGCAGCATGGTCTCAACGGGCTGGACGCACCGCTGCTCATCGGCACGAACCACCTGTGCCGGGTTTCCTGCTGGGAGCAGATGGGCGGCTACCAGGACGCCATCGTGGAAGACCACCTCACCGCGATGGAGATGTACACCCAGTTCAACCCCCGCACCGGGAACCGGTGGAAGGGTGTGTACACCCCTGACGTGGTAGCTCTCGGGACGGGCCCGACATCGTTCACTGACTGGTTCATTCAGCAGAAACGATGGGCGTACGGCATCTGGGAGATTGTCCTGCATGATTCCCCGCGTGTGCTGCCGAGAACGAAACTGTCCCACAAGTTCGCGTACGCGCTGATCCAGTCGTTTTACCCGCTGACCGCGCTGTCCTGGATGCTGTCGATTGCCCTGACATCCCTGTACATGGTGTCCCGGGTGTCCCTGGAACTGCCTATCTCTTACTGGGCGCCACTGTGGGCGAGTTCCATGGTGTTCAGTCTCGCACTGTTCATGTGGCTGCGGAAATTCAACCTCGCAGACCATGAGCGACGCGAATGGGGAATGCCGGGAATGGCGCTCATGCTGATGACAATTCCCGTGTATGTGTCAGCGGCGGCAGCGAGCCTGTCCGGCCGGAAACTGGTGTACAAGGTCACCCCGAAAGGTGATCTTGCCAGCCCGGACAGTCTCCGCACATTCCGTTCCCACCTGATCTGGGTGGTATGGAGTGTGGCGGTACTTGCCCTGGCTTTTGCGGGGCTTGCCTCCACCTGGGCGGGACTCCTGGTGTGGGCGTCCATCACGGGTCTTATCGCCGGTTCCCCGATAGCCGTGCATTACGTCAGCGTCATATCAGGAAAACTGTCCCGTGATACACGGGAACAGGAGAATGCCGTTCAGTGGCTTACTGAAGAACTCGACCGGGAGATTGACTCTCTCGGTGCCCTGGAGGGTAATCTCTGAGAGTGACACCGATCGGTGTGCCCGGAGTTACCTTCCCCAAGGCCAGCGCTCAGCCCCGGTCACATAGGTGATACCCGCAGCGGCGAGACCGCGAAACCTGGGCATGCGAAAGACGCCCGCCCGGCCCGGTCCCGAAGGACCAGAGCCGGACGGGCGTTTCGTTTACCTGCGCTCAGTTCACGTAATGACGCTCCCGCATCCGTGCCGTGACGATGACCGTGGCGCACACGGTGACCGTGATGGCCACGGCAGCGATGGCCCAGACGAGGCTGACGGCGAGGGTCAGCCGGGCGGCTTCTCCTCGTCGCGCTGTTCCTTCGGCTGCCATCCGAGCGCGGTCAGGAACTCATACACCTGCTCGCCGAGGAACATGACCAGGAGCCGCAGCCGCCCCGGAGGCCGGTACTGGCCGGGGCCACTCACGGGAACACCTGCGCCTTCTTGACTTCCCGGGCGACCGCAGTGTTGACCTTCCGGCCGGCCAGGAAACTGACCGCCGCTGACACCGCGACCCCGATCAGCGCGATCACCAGTGGCCGTCCCGTTGGGTCGTCCGGCTGGGACAGGTAGGCGCCGACCGCGACGACGACCGCCTGGAGCAGGCCGAAGGCGTAGACGAGCTTCGATGCGGGCATGGTGGCCTCCTACAGCCCGTGGCTGGCCAGCCAGGCAACGGCCTCGCTGATGTCCCGGTCGGCTGAGGCGGCCACGGTGCGCACGACGTCGGCGAACTCCTCAAGCAGGCCCTTGTGCGCGGCCGGCGCGGGCGCCGGGACGTCGAGCCGGTCCAGGTCGGCCTCAAGCGCAGCGAGGTTCACGCCGTGCCCGTCACCAGCGGCTAGCTCGCCGGGGATGACAGCCCACGCTTCGGAGCTCATGGCGTGCCAGGCGGCGTACTCGATCTGCTGCGTGCCGCCCCACGTCACCGCCGTGAGCGTCTTGGAATCGAAGGCCACCAGCGGGATGCAGTGCCCGCCGATCGGCTCGCCCTGCGCCATTTCCAGCGTCCACGGCTCACCCTGCCCGAAGGCGTCCATCATGGCCTGCGTGACCGCGATGCCGGTGTAGACGGCGTCGTACAGGTAAATCGCAGACTGGAGGACCGGCACGTCGTGCACGGAGACGGGCGCGAATGCCTTCACCGAGTGGCCGTAGTAGCCGTGGGCGCGGACGTAGGTCAGGTACTGGCTCAGGACGACGCCGCTGTCCTGGCCGCCCGTGTATTTCAGGTAATAGGCGACGGCCTGCTTGTCGCTGGGGAACGACTCGGTTTCCTTGGCGTCGGCAGCGTCGGCCATGAACAGATGCTCACAGCCCGCAACGCCACAGTCGCCATATGTGTCATTCCCGAGCATCTCCCAGTCGCTCACGTCGGGGATGGGCACGCTCGCCGGCGCCTTCGGCAGCGACCCGGCGACGTAGTGGGTGAGGTCACGCAGGCCGGCCGGGAAGACGGCAGGACGGGCGCCAAGCTTCCCCGCGACGCGAACGGGACTGGTCACATTTGCCTCCTGGGCATGAAAAAAGCCCGCACGCTGGCGGGCAGGGCTGGACGGGGGTCTAGCCGGCCGCTGCCCAGAACGGGATGCCGGTGGTCGTGCTGTTGCCCGACGGGGTGATCGATGACGGCAGCGAGGTCTGACCGGTCCCGTTCGACGTGTACCGGAGGGATGAGGTTCCGAGCTCACCGTTGTAGACACCGAAGTTGGTGTTGTTCGCGCGCATGAGCTGCGGCTCGGTGGTGGAGGCGTTGAACACGACAGCGACCCAGTAGTAGCCCGCGCTGAGGGTCAGAGACGACGAGAGCGTCGCCTTGATCATCTTGTCGGTGGTCCCGAGAGCCGACGTCACCTCCACCGAGCCGAGCAGGGTGCCTGATGAGCTGTAGATCCCGATGTAGTTCTCCCCGGAGACCGCACCGGAAGCGGCGTTGGTCAGCGAGAAGTACAGGTAGTTGATGGTGATGCTGCCGCGCGTGTATATGGCGGCGAGGTAGACCGTGCCGCCCACCGCGAGCGTGCCGCCACCGGATGCTTCGGCTGGGTCGGACGTCCACGCCTGGAACCCGAGGTCGCCCGGGAGAGTCGTGTCCGGGAATGCCGCACCGGCCAGCGTCCCGGTGTAGGAGATGTTCCCGCCCGGCCCGAGCGTCACCCCCGAGCTGGGAGCGCTGGTGACCACGGCGCCCGGGCAGTTCTCGATGAGAACGTTCGTGCAGCCGCTGAAGTTGAAGTACGGGTAGAAGATTGACACGCCGGGAATGTCGCGGACACCGTAGCTGGCGACGGTGATGGTGTCGCAGGTGGATTCGCAGTAGATGTCCCAGTAGGACGAGCCGTTGGGTCCTTGCAGGTCACGGGAGCAGTCCCGGAAGGTGACGTGATCGGATGGCCACTGGGAGCCGCCGGTGCTGGCCCCGAGGTAGAACATGCTCGCCGCGACGGTGTACGTGCTGGTGTCGATGATCTCGCATGTGTCGAACGACCAGTATTTGGCCGACAGGGCGTGCACCGCCCCGCCGTAAGCCGAGTCCCACGTGCAGCCCACCCATTTGATGCTCGCGGTGTAGTTGTGGGTGCCGTTGCATTCGATCCACACGGCAGGCTGGGCATTGTCGTGGCTGAGGTTCCCGAAGTGGCAGTTGAGGAAGGTCAGCAGGGCGATGCCGCCGCCGATGGACGAGACCAGGTTCCAGCCGGGGACCGTCCGGCCTGTCCCGGCGACGTTGGAGACAACGTTGGACACGAGCCCGGCGAGCAGGCTGACGCTGCCCGAGCAGGACCACACCGCATGCCCGGCGCTGCGCTGGATCAGCCGCAGGTCATGCAGGCTGAAGTTGTTCCAGTTGCAGTTGTAGAAGATGTCCCCGCCGGTCACGTCGAACACCAGGTGATCGATTTCCAGGCCCACCGTGCCGCCGTTGTTGAAACTGCCGGCGGAAATGTAGGTGTTACTGAAGTTGATGCCGCCGGAGCTGGCGAACAAGAGCACTGAGGCGGAGGTGCCGGTGAGCCGGATCGGCGCGGTGACCGTCAGGGCGGTGCCCGCCGAGTAGTAGGTTCCGGCCGGGAAGTAAACCGTCCCGCTGACGGCGCTGGCTGCGTTGATGGCGTCCTGGATCGCGGCTGAGTCGTCGGTGACCCCGTTCCCGGTGGCCCCATAGGATTTGACGTTGACCCATGCCAGCGGGGCTGCTGGCTGCCAGGAGCCGTTGCCGTCAGCGTCGGACGTCCAGATGTACCCGTTTCCGGCGCCTGCGGGCACGACGATCGCAGGGGTCCCGCCGAACGTCTGGGTGGCTGCCCAGACGTTCGGTGACGCGAACGCGGCCGGCGGGGTCACAGGCGCCAGCGTGGACAGGTCCACGGTGGAGCCGAGCGAATGCGGGAGGGCGATGCCGTAGGTGCGGGCCGGGCTGCCGGTGATGTTTTCGGTGACCTGCCACACCCAGTAGCCGGCGGCGGGCATCTGGTCGGTGCACGGCAGTACGACGCTGATCGTGCCTTCAGCCGTCAGACTGGCGGCGACCGGGATCCCGGCGAGAGTCACCTCCCCTGTCGTGTCGGCGAGCGGCGCGGTTGACGGGGTGAAGGTGACCGACCCGGACAGCGGGTTGCCTTGCATGTCCAGGTAGGTGCCGGTGACGGTGATCAGGTTCAGGTCGCCGGGCAGCGGCATGACCGGCCTCCCTTAGACGAGTGCGCTGAGGTCGGTGGCCGGGCCGAGGGCGGACGGCAGCCCGGTCCGGAACGAGGCGGGCGGCACGGGAACCGGCAGGTCCTGGACCAGCGTCGCCGGGGTCCAGGCCGCTGCTGGGACGGTGAGCGTGATGCTGACCGTGTACTGCCATCCGGCCGGGCTGAGACCAGCGTTGTCGGTGCATGGCAGGACCACCGAAAACGTTCCCGCCGTGGAGAGGGGCACGGTGACCGGGCCTCCCAGGATCACCCGGCCGGCCGCGTCGATGATCACCCCGCCCGGGTCGAACACCACCGGCCCTGGCAGTGGGGCACCCCGGTAGTCCAGGCAGGTGCCGGTGACGGTGATCGTGGTTATCCCGGGCGCCCGCAGCGTGCCCGGCGTGATCGTCCCCGCCCACACAGCCCGCGCAGTGGTGCGGCGCGGGATGGCGGGCCGCTGGGCTGGTGGCGGGACAGCAACCGGCAGGGCGTTGACCGTGGCCGTACGGATACCGGTCCACACAGCCCGTACGGGGGTGCGGCGCGGGATGGGTGGCCGCTGCCGCGGTGCGGGGCCCGGTGCGACCGTGCCGGGGGTGAGCGTCCCCCGCCAGACCGCCCGGCCCGGGATGCGCCGGGCCGCCGGCAGCTTCCCGGTGCCGGGAACCCCGTGCTGTACGGCAGCGGTCATCCCCCGCCACAGGGCCCGCGCCGGCTGCCGCCGCAGCGGGGCAGGTGGCCGTATCACCGCAGGCGTGCCGATCGCCGCAGCGTTACTGCCCGCGGTGATGGTGCCGTGCCACACCGCCCGGGATGGCTGCCGCCGCGGCTGCTGCCGCGGGAACACCAGTGCAGGCGTGCCGATCGTGGTGGCGTTACTGCCCCGGGTGACGGTCCCCCGCCATACTGCCCGCGCCGGCTGCCGGCGTGGCTGAGGATGCGGGAGCGGCGGGATGCCTGACGGGCCGTGCGCGTTCCCCGGCCCGGTCTCCCGCGCCCACACCGCCCGTGCCGCGGCCCGGCGCGGGACAGGGATCGTGGCGCGGGGCTGGACCGTCCCCGACGGCCCGCTCACGTTGACCGTCGTCACGGTCGTGCCGTGCCACACCAGGCGATGCGGCGGGCTGGCCCGCTGATAGGCGTGGCCGCCGGTCAGCGCAGCGGCGATGAGCGGGGCGACAGTGAGACCGCGGATGACCGCCCGGCTCGAGCCCCGCGGCCGCGGGGGCGGCACCTGCGCAGGTGCCGCCGCTGTCACGGCAGGCGCGGCGGGCAGCAGTGTGACCAGCATCGCGCACCAGTTCAGGCTCGCGGGAAGCGTACCGCCGAACGTCACCGCAGTGGTGGAGCTGGTCTGCTCGTAGCAGATCGTCACATAAGGGCTGGTGGCGGACTGCTGCTGTGTCAGCTGGGTCAGGTTGACACTGCTCGGCGCATCGGTGTCCGGGTTGTTCAGGACACCGATCGCCATCTCAGTGGACTGGGCGAGCGTGCTGGTGCTGACCGTCGGCGACGTGCTGGTGCCGTGCCCTGGGGCCGGGTCCTGGTCCACCGCCGAGGTGACGTTGACGCCGGGGACGCCGGCGGCGACGCTGAGCTTCTCCCCGGTCGACGTCGACCAGTTGACGGTGATCGTGTTACTGGTGGTCAGCGCGGCGGTGGTGCCGCCGTTGTTCTGCGGCAGCGCCGCCCACAGGTCCCCGAACTCGTTGGTCGTGTTCGCGGCGGGGATGATCCGGCTGTAGGAGTTGCCCGCCGAATCGGACATGCTGCTGATCGTCGCGCCGCTCGTCGACGAGCTCGAATGCGCGACGATGATCGCGTCGCCGGGGCTGGTGGCCGTGCCGGCGGTGATGGTCTGCGTCTGACCTGACCCGGCTGTGCTGTGGCCGATCAGGTACGGCGTCCCGAAGCCCACCGGACACCTCCGTCCGCCCCGGCCGTCAGTGCGTTAGCCGTGGTCGTGCACCCGGGCCCGCAGTGATCACGGGCCCGGGTGCATCCTCCTGGGGCTGGCGGGCGGTGCGGTTACTCGGACCAGATGATCTGTGCCTGCAGTAGCGTCGTGGTGTTCACCGAGGGCGTCACGAAGATGCCCACGCCCGAGGACACGGCGATACCGAACTCGTATCCCAGCGGCGGGAACTCCTCCCATGCGCTGCCGGTGACCTGCGGCAGTTCCCACTCACCGAGAATGTTCCCGAGCGTCGGGGCCGTGGTCGTCCAGGGGTCGATCATGGCCGTGGTGCCGATCAGCGAGGCGGGGGCGGAAGCGTCCTGCGCGCGGATGTTCACCGTGTTGGTCGTGGACGGGGTGTTGGCGACCCGGGCGAGGGTGAACTGCACGCAGTTCCCCGCCGCCGCCGAGGTCACCCCGACAGCGAGACGGACACCGACGACCCAGATCCGCTTCGTTGACGGGGTGTTGAACGCGATCAGGCCGGTCTGGGTGCTGGTCCCGAGTGACACCATCCCCGAGTCGGCCACGAAAAGGTCGCTTATTGCCATCTGGTTGCCTCCCGGCATGAAAAAGCCCCCGCGCCGGGCGGCGAAGGGGACGGAGGGAAAAGGGACAGAACGGCCTGGTCAGGGCTGCGGGAGCCCCCTGGCTGCCGAGCCCGGCGATGAGCGCCCACGTGCAGATCGCGGACCCGAGCGTCGTCGTGTACCCGAAACGCCGGTAAATGTCCTCGGCCTGCACCGGGGCCTGCAGGGATGAAGTCATTAAGCTGACGGGATGAGCGACCGCCACATGCACATCACGGGGCTCCTGTACGACGATGAACGGGTGATCGAGCGGTTTATCAACGCCGCCGCGGCGCTCGATTTCTTCGCCGAGGTCGTGCCGGTAAGGCTGAGCGGCGGCAGGATTCGCGCGGTCGCGTTCCTGAGCAAAGACCTGGACGGCATCAGCGACGAACTGGAGATGCCGGACATGACAGAGAAGCTGTCCGGCATCCTGGGCCATGATGTGACCATCGCCTCAGCCTGGGATCATCCGAAGCAGCACGAGGAGCGCCAGGGGACTCCGTTCGGCCATGAGCGCGAGTACGCCTGGGTAATCCGGGGCGCTAGCGGGTCAGGGTGACGGTCAAGGTGGCATGGCTTGGCCCAACTTCGCCGCCGTTGGCCCACACGTTGGTCCGGTACGTCCCTGCGGGCAGGCCTTTCCCGGCGGGCCCGTACTCGGATGCGCTCAGGCCGGTCACAACCTGATGGTTCGCCAGGTCCCCGGCCTCGTTGTAGGTGAAGGCGCTGTACCCGGACGGCTTCTGCCCGGCCGGGCCGGTCACCGCGTCCCATGCGAACGAGTAGCCCTCGCGGGTCTGCCTCACCAGATGCAGGCCACCGGGGGCCGGGAACGTCCAGCCCTTCGGCACGGCGTAGGCGAGCGCCGCCAGCTCGCTGATGGTCCCGTGGAAGACCGAGCAGTCAGCCACGCCCACGCCGGGCACCTGATACGAGTTCGTGAACTGCCACAGCGTGTGCGGTGAGGCTGGTTCGTCGGCGGTGTAGCCGGCCAGCCACTGGACCGGCAGGAACCCCAGGGCTTCCCCGAAGTCCAGGCCGGTGTAGGTCCACAGGTACGGGCCGATCCCCTCCCCATGCAGCGAGAGCATCTCGTTGTACCAGGCGGTCAGCATCGCGTGATCGCCTTCCTCGAAGTCCGCGATGAACACCTCGCCGGCCTCGATGGCGCCGACGAGCTGATGGAACGCCTGGGCTTGCGCCGCCCCGTCCTGCCCGGCCACAAGGTACTGGTAGATCCCGAGGAACTGGGCGCCACCCTCGTGCAGCGCAGTCCGCCGCGCGCCCCCGTACCAGGCGGCATCATCATGGGCGTCACCGAACAGCGCGCGGATGACCACCGCCTGCGACCAATGCAGGTAGAGGGCATCGTTGATGTCGGCCTGATACTCGCTGATGTCCGCGAGGAGCACTTCCGGCCCGGCGGAGACGACCCCGACGCTGGCCGGGCCACGATTAAGGCCGCCGGCGCGGAACATACGAGTCACTCGATCACGTTTCCTTCCCGCGATTACTGGCGTGGATCCGGGCGATGTGCTGCCCCGTAAGATGGCGGCCCGGATGCCCGGGATGACACTTGCGGCACAGGCGGTAGGTGAGCCCCGTCGCCTCGTCGGTGAAGTCGTAGTGGCCGAAACGCCAGCACCAGCGCTGATGACAGGTGTGCTTCTTGTAGATGGCGAGCAGGCCGCCGACGATCGTGACCTCACCGATGTCGCTGCCGAATCCCGAGAAGAACCCGTAGAAGTCGGCGGCCTCGTTGTCGGTGCCGGTGTGGATGGCGAGCCAGTGCTGGAACGGAAGCCAGCAGTGCCACCACCACATCAGGCTGCGCTTCCTGGCAAAAACAGCCCGCAGGCCAGGACGACGAGGAAGATCGCACCGAGGATCGCGTATGTCTCGGCGAAGGCCAGCGTCTGGCTGCGCATGGGCCGCATCAGGGCCACGACCGCGGCGATGAGGACGCATATCACGATGGAGCAGGCGAGCGCTGTTGTGCCGCTCGTGACGGCGTACGGGATGGCGGGGAGGATCGCACCGACCCCGGTCGCCGCACCCATCACGCAGGACGCGCCGAGACCGTTGTCGCTGTCGGACAGCCATTCCCCGCCGGCCATGGACAGCGCGCTTGAGATGCCGCCGGACAGCGCGGCCGGGAAGATCAGGGCCTCGTGGCCGAGCAGGTACAGCACCACGCCGAGCAGGCTCATCATGCCGTCGGCCAAACCGAAGATCGCCGGGCGGGCCAGCCTGGCGCTCACGGGCTCTCTTCGTCCTCGCGTTCGCCGCGCTGGGTCTCGAACAGTTCCATCCGGGCCCGCATCTTCACCTGCTCACTCCTGATCTCGTCCACGGACTGCTCAGTGCGGGCCAGGACGTCATGCATTGACGTGCCGTCGTTCGGCATGGTCTCTACGGCGACCTTGGCTATTTCGCTGGCGACATGGCCAACTGCATCCTCGACGGATTTGAGGCGGCCCATGATGCCGGGCCTGGCTGGGAGACCGTCGCGTGCCGGTTCACCGAAGTAGTCGTCGAGGAAGCGGCTGGTGCGGCGGCCGATGTGCCACAGCCAGCGGGTGGCGTGCCACGCCCGCCGGGTCCCCCATGCCATACCGGTGACGACAGCGACAGTGAAGGCGGTGAGCGCGGCGACCCACTCCGGGTTCACAAGGCTCCCATCAGGCCGCGGGCGGGCACGTTCCCGGCGGCGACGCTGAACACGTCGGTCTGGCTGACTTGCGCGACCTGGTTGACCGCATCCCAGCCCTGGAAGTTCACGGTGATCGCCGAGCCGGAGTCCGTGACGGTGACCCGCCCGTACTGGCGGCACTCCCCGCCGCTGTTGTTGTAATACCGGGTGAACGTGTTCGGGTTGTTGGTTGAGGCGCCGGTCTGCCGCATCGGGGCGGCACCGTAGACCGGGAACCCGCCCCAGGCCGCGTTTTCGGAGGCGTAGGCGACAGCGACACCGTGGAAGTCGCCGTGGATCAGGGCGACGTTCCGCATCCGGGACCACGACTCGATCATGTAGCTGACGATCGAGGCCCGCTCGGTCTGGTAGCTCCACCATTTGCCCAGCTCGTCGTCTACGCCAAGCGACGGGACCGTCGAGCCGAGCCATTGCGTGTCCGTCACGATGATCTTCAGTGGTTCCGGCTGGATGAGCTGCGCCTGCAGCCATGCGAGCTGGGCCGGCCCGAGCATCGTCTTGGAGCTGTTGTCGGTGTTCGTTCCCGGGGACCGGTCTATGTTGCGGATGTCGAGCATGATGAACCGGACCCGGCCGGTCACCCAGGTCTGGAACAGGCCGTGCACGGGGCTGTTCACCGTGTCGCCCAGCGTCCCCTGGGGGAAGATCTCCTGCGCGGCCACCAGGTTCGCCGCGGTCCAGGTGTTGTCGCTGTCGCAGTAGTAGGTGTCCGACGTGCTGTCGTGGTTGGAGCGGAGGTAGTAGCCCCACGCCTGCCGGGTGATCGGCTCCATGCCGTAGAACCAGGTCTGGTACTCCCAGGTGCCGATCTGGCTGGGCTGGTCGGTGAAGGCGGGGTTCTGGTAGCTGTAGTCCCCCGTGAAGATGTTCAGGTCGGCGCCCCAGGCGATCCAGTCGTTCAGGGCGGTGTCCGGGCCCGGCGTCTCGTCGGCGGTGTTGACGCAGCTGGCGACGGCGAACGTGAAGCTCTGCGGGGTGCCGGGCGTGGCCAGCGTCTTGCATGTGCCCACGTTGCCGACGAGCATCTCCGTGCCGCCGGGCGGGGTGTCGGCGAGCTGGCACCAGTAGCGGGTGAACGGGCTGAGCCCGGTCACAACATGCTTGACGTAGCCGTAGGAGTCCGGGGCCTGCGCCGCGACGTAGGAGACGTTCTGCGTCATGCCTGAGTTGGTGGCCAGCTTCAGCCGCAGGCTAGTCCCGCCGGTCGGCTTGCTGATCACCGTGAAGCCGGACGGGGTCGGGGCACCGCAGACCATCTGCTGCACGATCGCGCCGGGGCCGATGTACCCGGACACCGACACCGCGGGGCGCCCGAGCCAGAATGTGAGCCCGGACACGGCGCCGGTCGCCGCACCGAACCGGGCGGCATTCAGCACGCCGCCGAGCGTGTTCTGATTCGCCCCGGACGTCTGTGTCTCGGTGGGCGTGGCCGACCAGGGGCTGCTAAACAGCTTCAGCTCCACCTGGCCGACAGTGGCGCTCGATGTGACGTAGCCCTCGATGCGGAAGAGCTGGTTCAGCGGGACCGTGTTCGTCGTGGTCACGATGACGCTGCCGCTGGTGTTCCGTACGCTCAGCGTGCCGTTCGCGTTGATCACCACGTCCGCGGCGCGGGTGCCGGAGACCACGAACGCAAACACCTGGTGCACGGCGGACGGGTTCGCCGTCTGGTACAGGAACAGCTCAAACCACTGCTGGGCGGCGGCGTTGACCAGCAGGCCGCTGTTCAGCCAGGCGCCATAGCAAGTGGTCGTGGCAGTCGTGACGATCTTCGCCATCGGGATAGGCGCGGTTGTGGTATCAATCGTCATCGCCTGGCCGCTGGATATCGTCACCAGGTCGAACAGCATCCCGTCCGCGGTCCCCAGCGACTGATACCCGGGCGACGCCGACGCGGCCACCGTCGCCCCGTTCGTCTCGCCCGCGAAGCTGTTGGCCAGGACCGGCTGCGTGTCGATCGCCATCAGGAGATCCCGAACCAGAGCTGCGCGGCGCCGGTATTCGTATTCGATGAGGGCGTGAACGACCCGGGCAGGGCGGTCTGAGTAGTGCCCCCAGCGGGAACCGCTATCCGGTACGTCGCGGCGGTCAGGCCGATGTTCGGCGACGCGGGGCTGGTGAAGTTGAACGGGGACCGTACCGCGGGCTGGCTGCTCGACTGGTTCGTGACCATCGCGGCCCACACGAACGATCCGGCGGTCAGGGCCTGTGGCGTCGTTAGCGCGACCTGATGGTTACCGATGGCGATAGCCGTACCCAGGTCGGCCGAGCCGGTCAGCAGAGACCCGGCGCTTGAGTACAGGCCGACGTAGCTGCCCGTCGAGGTGCCGACCCCGGCGACGGTGAGAGAGAACCATAGGTATGTGGCGGTCAGCGCGTACCGGATCGGGACCTTGACGAGGTACACGGTTCCCGCGATCAGCGTCGTCCCGCTGACTGCCGAGTCAAGGTCCATCGACCAGGCCAGCAGGCCATGATCAGACGGCACGATGCTGCTCGCCGGGTGGATGTGCCCGGAGTCGGCGGGCTGAGCGTTGCCGCCCGCGGTCTGGGTGCCTTCGCCGAGGATGTGCGCGGCGGTTGTGTCGTACGGCAGGTCAGCCGCCAGGAGCGCGCTCAGCCCCGCGTTCGTGCCGTTCGACCGCAGGTACTGCCCGGCGGTCTGCACACCGGTCAGCGCGTTGATCGCGCCCTGCTGGGTGGTCGCCCCGGTGCCGCCCTGCGCGATCATCACCAGCACGCCGTTTTGCGCCAGGACGTAGCCCGTGCAGATCCATAGCGCTGTGCCAGCGTCGTACAGGAACGAGATCAGGTCCCGGTCCCCGGCCGCAGTGGACAGGGACGGCTGCGGCGTGCTGGCCGTGAACGAATACGCGGCGCCGTAGGACAGGGTGTACGGGCCTCCTGAGGCCGGCTGGATCACCTCGAAAGTGAGCGGCTGCCCGTCCGCGGGCTTCGTGGGGCTGGCCAGCGTGCGGTTCCCGCCGAGCGTGACCCGCTGCACATTGGACAGCGCGGCGTTGACGGTGATCGTGGGCGCGTCCGTCAGTGTCACCGGGGTCGTGCCCAGCGACCCCGTCACCGCCACGGAGCTGGTGATCGTGCCACCGGTCAGCCCGTTGACCGAGGTTCCGCCACCGCTGGCGGCAGTGTCCGCCAGGCTGTAAAGGTCAACCGTGGATGGGGATGATGGCAGGAAAAACGACCACGGGTCCTGGATTTGCCCGCCGAGGGTGACCTGCACAGTCCAGAACCAGAACCCGGTCAGCCCCTCGATCGTCAGGCCCGCATTATTGGTGGCAAGCAGCTGCAGCGTCCCGCCGGCCAGGTTCCCGAGCTGCCCCGCGTTGATCAGCGCGCGGATCGGGACGTCGGGGGCCAGGACCGGCACCCCGCCCGCGTACACCGTCGCCGAGGGGGTGAACGTCACCGTCCCGGTAAGCGGGCTGCCGGTGCCATCTTCGAACGTGCCCGTGATCTGGACATAGCTGAGCGATGTCATCGCCTGCCCCCTGCCTGTGAGCGGGTCACTCTGGCTCGTTTGCCCGGTAGGCGATCATGCTCGGATTCCCGCCCTGTTCTGCTGCCAGCACCAGGGCGGCCGGTGCTGGCAGCAGAACGTCACAGCGGGTGGGTGCGGTTAAGCCACCGGGTACCAGGTGCTGCTGTTCGAGATCCACACGAACGTCATGGCCTCGCCCGCGGGAATCACGCAGGCGGTCCCGGTGGAAACATGCGACGTGGCCAGGGCCGCGAACGTGATGCTGCCGGTGCCATCGTTGACCAGGGTGAACGTCGTGTTGGACCAGTGGCTGCCGCTGCTCCCGCCCGTGCCGGGGTCGTTGGTGCCCAGGATCACCCCGGTCACGTTCGAGGTGGGCGCTGCGGTCGCCAGGTTGTTGTACCGGGTTGTGATGAACGCCCCGTTGCTGATCGCCCCGTTGGAGTAGGCGCCCTGGCCGGTGCCAACGGACCGGAACAGGTCGGAGTCGCCGATGCAGATGCCGTCGAACTGGAACGAGCCATTCCAGTTGACCGCGCTGGCGAACGCGCTGGCGGCACTGAAGTCGATGATGCCGCCGCAGTCGCGGATCTGGTTGCTGCCCGCCGTGCCGAAGTTGATCGTGATCGGCTGATAGGTGCTGCTCGTGGCGTTGCATTCCATGCCGATCATCAGGAAGCTGTTTTTGATCTGGCTGAAGCCTCCCTGCACCGTCCCGGAGCCGGTCGACGTCGAGTTGATCGCCGTCCCGCCGGAGGTGGCGGCCAGCTCGAATGTGGCGCCGGAGGCGTTGACGACGTAGTAGGTGCCCGCGGTGAACCCGGTGGGCAGGGAGCCGCCGGAGATGGTGACGGTGGCGCCGTCGTAGTAGTAGGAGCCGGTCGCGGTGAACACGCACGGTGAGGCGTTCGTGGCGGTGAATGAGTAGCTGGGGGCCCCGGTGAGGTTCACCGCGTAATGCTGCGCCGCCCCATAGTCCATGTTGCCGACGATGGTCAGCCGGGAGTCGTAGACGGTGGCCCCGTTCAGCAGGGTCACCCCGTCGCCGGCGCCCTTGCAGTCGAGCACGATGTCCAGCAGCGCCCGGGCGAAGCTGGTGGTCGCGCCGCCGCCGGGGTTCGCGGAGTTGTCGAAGACGACGTTCTGCGTGTTCTCCTCAGCCCAGATGTGACCGTTCATGTCCTCTGTGTAGCTGTACTGGTTGTCGAGCCAGACACCCTTGGAGCCGGTGCCCTGGAAGTTGCGCACCGCGACGTCCCATTGCAGCTGGTAGATGTCCCCGGCGTGCACGCCGCACGCCCCGGCGCTGGCGCTGGTGCCGTCGATGATGGGGCGGCCGATGATCCCGCCGCCCCAGCCGCTGGTGTACGAGGCCGTGGAGTACATGCGGATGCAGGGACCGGAGCCGGTGTAGTTGATGACCACGCCGGGCGCGCACACGATCAGCGTGCCCGGCGTGGTGCTGGTCACCGTGCTGCCGATCTTGTACGTGCCGGGCGGCACGTAGACGGGGCCGCCCGCGCCCGCGGTCACGGCGCCCTGGAACGCGGTGGCCGAGTCGGTGGCACCGGACGCGTCAGCGCCGCCGGCGAACGCCGTGTTCAGCACGCTGACGCCCGCGCCCAGTGCGTTGGCCGTGTCGACCACGCCGTTCATGTCCTCAGCCGGGCTCGGGCCGTCGGTGTAGCGCGTGTCCGGCGGGAGTGTGAAAGCCTTCAGCGTCATCCCGGCTCATCCATCCGGTAAGCGATCACGGACGTATCGGAGGCACCCGCCGTCGATTTGATCGTGAAACTCGTTCCTGCGGTGACCGCCGAGACGTACGGCGCTCCCGGCGTTCCGCCCGGAGTCAGCACGGACAGCCAGATCCGCGACGCTGCGGTCACGCACGTGTTCGCCACGGTGACCGTCCCCGCCGCGAGGGTGGCCGTGCCGGACTTCCAGTTCGCGGGGGTTGCCACCGCCGGCCCGCTCGAGTCGCCGGTCGCGTAGCTCATGCCGGGGCCGACCTGGAGGCGGGCGGGCGTCCCGGACAGCAGGACGGCACCCGTGTTGCCGATCAGCCTCGCGCCGTCGATGTCGAGCCACACACCGGTCCCGGCCAGGGACAGCCCGTAGGCGGGGCCGACACCAGCCTGGCCCGTCGTCGCGGAGGTCACCAGGCCCCGCACGATCACCTGGAAGTGCAGGTTCCCGGCCGCCGCCTGGCTGATCGCCAGCCCAGCCCAGCTCGCCGGGGTCGCGTTGTTGCCGTCCCGGTGGAACGAGCATCCCGCCAGCACGACAACCGCCGTGCCCGTGCTCGCGTCAATGAAGAACCCGTGCTCAAAGTTCGCATCCGTCGTGCACCCGCTGAACACGCATTGCAGGACCCCGTACCCTGCGGCGGACAGCCAGGTGCCGGTCAGGTGGAAACCGTGCCCGTTGGACCATTCAGCACGGCAGCCGATCCAGTGGGAGTTGTCGCAGGAGGTGATCGACCAGCCGTTGCCGTTGCATCCTTCGACAAGGACATCGATCCAGTCGGAGTCGGAGACGAAGTTCAGGTTGATGCCGCCCGCGGCGCATTTCCACACCTCGGAATGGTGAACTTTCCACGTCCCCGGCGTGTTGATCGAGTACCCGGCCGGCGCGGACGGGTCGGCGGCGGTGTTGATGCCCCACCCGGTGCACCGCATGACGTAGACGTTGGTCATCATCACGTCGGCGACCGCGCCGTACCCCTGAATCCCGTCAGCGGTCGCGACCAGGCTGACCCCGTCGACGCAGATGTTGCGGAGGACCGGGCCTTCAGTGATGTAGTGGGTCGGCGCGGTGAACAGCAGCACCGCCGCGGCGACCGCAGCCCCCTGCGCCCAGCCCGCGACTGGCCTGATCACCGCACCGGACGGCGGGGTCGGTGGTGTGGACTGGAAGCCGGTCGGCGCGGTCGCGCTGTTCCCGTACCCGCCGTTGTAGGACCCCCAGTTGAATGAGGAGTCCGAGCCTTGCAGCACGACTTTCGCCCCGAACACGATCGGTGCGTTCGTGTAGAAGATCCCGGTTTCCAGGTACACTGTCCCGCCGCCGGGGGCCGCGTTGATCGCCGCCTGGATCGATGCCGTGTCCGTCGCCCCGGTCGTGTCTCCTGACGGCTCGACCACCGTCCAGTCGGTCGTCCCGGGGATGTTGCTGGTCCCGTCGACCTGGAGGTTCCCGCTGATTTCGACGTCGCCGTCGAGGTAGGCGCTTCGGGTCATGGCCACCGTCTCCCAGAAGGCCTCCGTGTCGGAGGGGACGTCAACGGTTGTCCCGTAGGTGGCCTCATAGGTGGCCGGGTAGGTGTTGGTGACTGATGCGGTGCCGGATGCTGGGCCCGGCGCCGAGAAGCGGGCCAGCCGCCATTGAGCCGGGTCGAACGCCTGGTAGCTGCTGCCGGGTTTCTGTGCGAGCAGCGCGGCGAACTGGGAGGCGCTTGATGCCCCTCCCGGGCTGTCCGCTGGTATCGCCATCCCGGATCACCCCCGGGTGGCAGTGAGAGGATGACGGGATGAGCGGCGAGACCGGCAACCTCTGGGGGCACTGCTATCTGTGCGGAAGCGCCCTCATGATCCGGGAAGCGGATCAAGGCACTACAGCATCCGGCCCTGTCTACGAGACCTACTGCTGGTGGTGCTGCCACGACCACGGCTTCCGGCCGCGTCATTCCCCGGTGTAGACGATCTCCATCGCACAGTTACGGCCGGGGGCTGATCCGGAGGTGGTAGCAGCCACCGACGACGCGATCCGGGCCGTCACATAATCCAGGCCACCGATCAGCCCAGCCTTGACACTCCCGGTAGAGATCGGTGGTGTTGACCCGCCCACAGCCACAGCAGCCAGCTCAAACGTCGTGGTGTTACTGATCTCGATCGCCGGTTCCAGGTGCCCGGTGACATTACCGCAGGCAATCACAAGGGTGATGTCGTACCAGCCGTCGTACGGCACAAGGTAGGAGTACGCAGGCTGACTGCCCGTGGCCACCGCCGACCAGCCGCTGTACGGGTCTTCCAGCACCTGCGTGAACTGGACCGGGGATGTGTAACCGCCCCCGGAAACGGACTGCCCCCCGGTCGGCTGGGCGACCCGCAGCACCGTTTTCGCGGTGCAGAACAGCAAGGGCGCCTGGATCAGATTATTGAAGTCAGGCGGTTCGGGCCCGGACCCGGCCACAAACGACGGCGGGCCGGGCGGCGCGGCCATCAGGCACCCCTCCACACCGCGATGAACCGGCACACCGAGTTCCCTGATGTGCCAGCCGTCCGGGACCCGCCGGAATCGTTGCTGTACGCGGCGAGCTGCACCGTGTCCCCGGCGTTGAGCCGCAGATACCGGCGGACGATCGACGTATGACCCAGGTTCATCGCCGCATTCGACCCTGTTGACGGGGTCTCCGATGATCCCCACAGGGTGACCGCGGACCCGCCATAGTTCGAGCTGGTGACCGTCAGGCCAGCACCGCGGCTGATCCCCGTCGTCACCCCCGCCTCAGCGAAACAGACCTGCCCGTACATCCAGTACAAGCCCGCGACCGGGGCTGTGAACGTGCTGGCGGCGAAGGCACTGTAGTTGTCGATCAGCTCACTGGTGAGGATCGTCAGCGCGGTCCCGGTCACGCCGATCCCCCCGTTCGGGATCGCCTGGCTGCCGGCGCTGGAGACCTCCACGATCGGCGGGTAGCTCAGGAATCTGATCGTGTCCCGGATGTTCGTGTTCAGGAACGAGCTGGTCACGTACGCCGGGGGCACGGGCCACGCTGACGGGTCCGGCACCGGCAGCCCGGTCGTCCCGGTGACCGCGGCGACCCACTGGGCGTGCAGCATCGGGAACTTCGTTGTGGTGATTTCAAGGACTTGCGCTGACCCGGACGACTGGTAGGTGGAGGCCGCGAAATAATCCGTGCCCAGGTCGGTGATCTTGACGAGTTTGCTGGCGGTCGGGTGCGCTGAGAACCCGGTCTCCATTTGGGTTTTGCCGCCGTCGAAATAGGTGGCGGCCCCGCCGCCCTGGACAGCCACGATCCCGGCGACCTGGATACCGCCGGCGGTCATGTCGCTGGTCGGGACCGCTGAGGACACTAGGTACCAGCCGGGCAGCGGCGGGTACACCTGGGCGGTGGTCGCCCCGTTGTGCATCCCCCACGGGTCGGTCAGTTCTTCTGTCATCGCGACAGCGGTTTCGGTGATGTTGGTGATGTTCTGGCCGGTGCCGCCTTGCCCGAGCATCACTAGCGGCGGGTTTTCCAGCAGGGTGACCGCGTTGGTTACGTCGCTGCGGAGCTCGGGCACGAGCACGGGTTCCGGGCCATTCAGCCCCCAGGTGCGCGGGTTCGGGATGACCGGGTACGGGGGAATCGGCATCCCGCATCACCCCCGGCCGCGGTGAGAGAATGACGGGATGGGCTACGTGGAGGTGTTCCGCGAAAGGCTCCCCGAGGGCGCGAAGATCGGGAACGCGCGAGTGCAGACGACGGCACAGAGATCTGCTGGCAAGTGGCACTCAGTGAGCCACTTGCCAGCTCAGAAACCTAGGACGTTGGAGCCCGAAAGCTGACCCCGGTCCGGGTCATCGCAGGTTAGGACGTTGCTCAGGTAGGCGACCGCCATGATCCGGGTCGTCCACCGCCCGGGTGCGGTCGAGTGGGCGACGTTGAGGATCTGGAACTGGCCGCTGATCTCGGTGAGGGTCCCGCCGAGCCGCCGGTTGACGGTGATCACCTGCCCGACCTCAGCGGACAGCACGATCGGCCACAACGCCGGGTTCGCGCTCGGGTCAAACGTCATTTGCGACACCCGGATGTACGGCTGGTCGCTGGTGCCCAGGATCCAGTTCGCGAGGTCCCCTTGGGTGGCCGCGCTGAACAGGTAGATCGTTTCCTGCAGCGTCTGGTCACCGTAGGCGCTGATCGAGGCGGGGGATGTGATCGCGGTGACGGTGGAGATGTCCGCCCCGCCGATCTCCTGCGGCGCCCCGAACTGGGTCAGCGTGATGTCGTTGTAAACCTGGCTGGGGTCGTAGTCGAACTGGATGTCAGCCTGGTACGGCGCTTCGGTCTGGAACGCGGCCGTCATGGCCGCCTGTGACACGTACAGGATGTTCGCTGGTGCCGGGCTGCCCGCTTCCCCGACCCGGATTTCCCCGCTCACCGCCCCGGCTGGGGCGGTCTGGGTGGTGGTCAGGTATGTCCATTGCCCGGCCTGCACCGGGAACAGTTCCGTTGAGGTGGACAGGTACCCGCCGCCGGCGGCCTGCCAGTCGAAACCGATCTGGACGCTTCCCCACCCTGCCGGCGAGTACACCCATGCGGAGGCGGTGTATTCCTCCCCGGCGGTGACCAGCACCGGCGCGTCGAGGATCTCGCAGAACGTGACGCTGGGGCTGGGGGTGAGCAGCGCCGAGTAGGGGGCGCCGTACACCTGCGCCTGCGTCAGCGTGATCGTCCCCTGGTAGGCGGTCCACGGCGCGAGCAGGCCCGCGAACGTTGGGTTGAGGTTGAACGGCTGCCCGGCCATCTCCCCAGCAGTCCACAACGACCCGAGGTTGTATCCGGCGCGGCGGGGTGTGTAGCACAGGTACCCGGCCGCGTCCGCGTACAGCAGCCCGCTCTCCGACTCGGCGATGTTGGTGACGTTCTGCCCGGTGGCCTGCCCCTGAATGTCAAGGGCGCCTTGCACCGCGTCAACGGTCACCCCGATGCTGCGCGGCTGCAAGCATCCGGAGTCAGCGAGGATCCGCTCGATCCGCGCCCCGGCGAGTTCCTGCCCGCTGCCGAACCCGGCGGTGGTCCCGTAGAAGTGGGAGACGATCCGGGCGTTCGGCAGCAGCCGGGGGAAGATCGCCAGATGCGCGACCTGCCCGTTGAACATGTTCCCGCTGAACAGCCGGTCAGCTTCACCACCGAAGTCGGTGAACGCCCAGGTGCTGCCCAGGTTGCAGGACCCGGACGCGCCGGGGAACGCCCCCCCGTCGAGGATGACCTGCCATGTCGTCTGCGTCAGCAGCAGCGCAACATGCGTGAAGGTGCTGTCCGCCCACGACTGGGCGCTGTTGACGACAGTGTTCGTGCTCACGTGGGTGGTTTTGTCCCAGGCGGTGACCATCATCGCGCCGTCGGATGCCCGGACCCACACCTTGAACATGGGGGTGGCGGTGTTCTTCAGGATGATCAGCGTCCACCCGACCACTGCCGGGTTGGAGTTCGAGACCTGGAACCAGCCTTCGGCCGTCACCCCGCCAGCGAGGGACGGGAGCCCGGAGTCGCTGTAGACGAGGGCGTACCCGTCGCTTCCCTGCCCGCTGGTCAGCCCCGACTGGGCCCACACGGTGCCGGACGGGTCACCGATGATCAGATCCGATGGGTCGTTCCCGAAGCTGACAGTGCTTGACCCGATCCCGTACTTGGACTGGATGACCTGCAGCGGGTTCATGTTGCCGGGGGCCAGGTTCGCCGCGTACGGTGCCCCGGCGGCGTCGCTCATCGTCCAGTAGGCGAACGGCTGATCGAGGAGGATCTCCGCGCGGGTGATCGTGTTCAGCAGCGGCGTCATCAGCGCCCACACGTCGGTGGCGACCCCGGCCGTGTTCTGATACCGGCTGCTGGTCAGGGCGAGGGGCCAGCGTTCCATGAACCCGCGGAACACCACATAGGTTTTCGCGCCGGCGGCCGGGGGCGGCGGCCAGGTCGCCAGCACCCGGACCGGCGTGTAGACGGTGACATCCGGGCAGTACGGGGACGCACTGTTTTCGGGGGTCAGCGCAGCGTCATTGTTGGAGAGGGTCATGTTGACCGTCCCCGCCTGCACCGAATCGAGCTCGTACTGCTTGCCGCGCTGGGTGGTCATGCCCCGGAACCGGCCGGTTACATCCGTCCAGGTGACCTGATCCCATGGGGTCTGCACCCCGGCCCCGAAGCCGAGCTGGAACTGAATGTGCGGCCAGGTCTGGGACGGGGCGAACGGTGCCGCCGGGCTGATCAGCACCGCGGCCATCAGGCCGGCCAGGTCCGCGGTCCCGCTTGTTGTGTACGCTGCGGCGGTCGCAGCGGACGTGACCTGATAGCTGGTGGCGATGGTGATGTCGGAGGTGTGGTCAACACCGTTGCTCCACGACTGTGCAGGCAGCGCCGTCCACCCGGCGCCCGGCCCGGTGACGGTCGCGGTGGTCTTGTCCGTCGCGCACACCGACAGCACCAGCGCCTGCGACCCCGGGGCGGCCAGCGCCAGCCCGGACAGCGCGGTGGCATCGTTCGCGTACGCGGTGACCACGCCGGGCACGTCCAGCCACGGGCTCATGCCCTGAACCTCGAACACGAACGCGATGAGGGCCTGGCAGTACCCGTTGGGGCTTACGAAGACGTTCCCGGCCACGGATGGGTTCGGGGCCGCCCACACCGAGCAGCGGGTGATCCCATCATCCGGACTCGTCCCGGTGGGTGCACCCAATGGTTCCCACCAGTTGTGCGCGTCGTCGCCGACCGCGACGGTGGACCCGAACGTGGCGGGGGTCTGCCACGCGCACACCGCGAACAGCCAGTTGTCACTGTCGCCTGTGTTGCTTACCGGCACGTCAACGGACTGGCCAGCCGGCTCCGGGGTGAAATAGCCGGACAGGTAGGAGAACCCGCCAGTCCACTGGCTGATCACAGACGTCACGGCGGCCCCGCCCCCTCTGCCTGGTTACGGGTGCGTGAGGGACAGGCCGTTGACGCTATTGCGCCGATTTTGCTGAAGCACGATCTGCTGGAACTGGTAGTAGAGCTGCTGCATCAGTTCCTGCTGGTTGCCGACGAACCCGTTGACGGTCAGAGTGATCGGCCCGATCGACGTCCCGCCCCCGGTCCCCCCGCCGGCCGCAGTGCCGCCGGCGACGGCCAGGCCCGCAGCACCGATCCCGCCGCTGGCGACATGGCCGCCGATCTCGTGCATCGCGGCAAGCACCTGCGGGGTCATCGACCGCAGCCCGTTGATGTACCCCTGGAGGGTGTTGACGCCGTGCTGGAAGAACACCCGCGACGGGGAGAACATCTTCAGCGGGTCGGTGAAGTAGCTCTCCACGTCGGACGCCAGGCCCTTCATAATGCCCGGAATGGCCGCCGCAGCGTTCTTTATCCCATTAATCAGCCCGTTGATAATGTTCTTCCCGGCCGTGAGCATCTGCCCGGGAAGGGCCTCCAGCTCACGTAGCGCCTCCCCCGGCAGCTTCGAAAAGAAGCCGACCACGTCGGATATCACCGAGCGTGTTGTGCTGCCCAGCCAGTCGAACGCGGCGGAAATGTCGTGGCGCAGCCCATCGAGGAATGACATGGTGTCGTGGCGGGCTGTATCCCAGGCGTCCTCTATTTCCCGCGGCACCCAGTCAGCGAATGCCGCGATATCATGGCGCACATCATCGAATGCGGCGGAAACGTCGTGGCGCGCGTCGTCAAGAATTGCGGCGACATCATGACGCATTTTATCGAACGCCTGCGCGATTTCGTGCGTGTGGGTCCGGATTTCGAAGACCGCCATGCCGACCGGATCGACCAGCCAGGCGAGGATTTCCTTCCAGTGACCGGAAATCCATTTCGCTACCGCATTGAGGGCCGCCTCTATATCGTGACCGGCCCGGATGAAGGTTTCCCGGACAGCATCAACGCCGTTTTTTATGTCATGCCAGGCTGCTTCTATGTCGTGACCGGCCCGTATGGCCGTTTCCCGGACAGCATCGGTGGCGTCTGCTATGTCGTGGCCAGCGGCTTTGAAGAACTTCCCGACGTCGGCCACGGCATCCCGGACCAGCTTGCAATGCTTGTACAGCTCGTACAGGCCGGCCGCAAGCAGGATCACGGCCATGAGGACCAGCATCACCGGGTTCGCATCGGTGACTGCGTCGAACAGTGCCTCAGCGGTAGCAACGAGTTTGAACGCGGCTGCGACCGCGAGGAGCGCCCCCGCGAACGCAGCCAGTGCCGGATTCTTCTCCAGGAAGTTCGCAAACTTAGCCAGCGCGCCGACCACCTTCGTGGCCACAGGCAGAAGCTTCTCCCCGAACGAGATCGCAAGCGCGTCCACCCCGTTTTTGAGGTCGGCCCACTGCTGGGAAAGAGTCTTCTGCTGGCCCTGCCAGGCGTTCCCGAAATCACCAGCGGCCTTTTCGATCTGCGGGTATTTGGACTGGAGACGGCTCATCTGCTCCAGCAGGATCGACACACCCGCCCCGGCCTTCTTGCCAAAGAGGGTGGTGATTACCTCACCTTCGGTTTTAGCGGTTATTCCCGCTTTATGGAACCGGTTGGTAAGGTCGTCTAGGGCTTTCATGAGCCCGCCGTTCTCCATGTCAGTGGAGAGCGTTTTGCTGTTCATGCCCAGTGCGCTGAGCTGCGCTCCTGCGGTTGCCATCGGCACAGCCAGGGCCTGCACAGACATCCGCAAATCGGTGCCTGCCTTAGCCCCTCTAATGTTATTGTCGCCAAATGTCGCCAGCGCGGCGCCAACATCGGTCAATGAAAGGCCGTAGCCTTTCACGACGGCGAGCATTCCAGTGCCCATCGCGTCGGCCAGGTCTTGCATTTGCATGTCACCGGCACCGACGGTGGCATTCAGGGCGCCCATTGCCTGCTGGTAATTCTGTACGCCGGGGATGCCGGACGCGACGGCGGCGGTGAGGGCGTTGGTGACGTCGACCAGGGACGCGCGGCCCACATCGGCGCCTTCGGCCGCGACCTGAACCATGTTCAGGGCCTTCGCGCTGGAGATCCCCAGCGACGCCATGTTGCTTTCGACGTGGTACAGGGATTCGGTCAGCGACTCCGGGCCCTGCCCGACCGCCCCCGCCAGCTTCAGTACCCCTTGGCTGAGGGTGCCCAGCTGGCTGGTGGCAACCCCCGCCTGGGTGTGGAGCTGCGTGATTCCCTGCTGGAACTTCCCGGCCTGCTCGATCCCGATCCCGGCCGCGATAGCGACCCCGAGCAGCGCAGTCTTCATCATGCCGCCGAAGGCCAGGCCTTCCGCCCCGGTGTCTTTGGCGGCGTCGCCGGATTCTTCCAGCGCGACCGTTTCCCGGTCGATCGCAACCGTGGCCTCATCGACTGCGGCGACGGTCTCCTCACACGAGGCGACCAGCGCGTCAACCGCGGCGGCCTGGCGTTCCGCGTCGATCGCCGCGAGCTGCTCCGCCGCCGACAGCCGCTCGTCAGCATCGGCGGCGATGTCCGCGGCCACGGCCAGCCGGTCAGCGGACGCGGCGACTTCATCGATCCCCGCCGCGAGCCGGTCGTCAGCCTCCCCGGCCACATCCGCGGCCGCGCTCAGCCGGTCCGCCGCAGCTGCCACCTCATCGATCCCGGCGGCTAGCTTTTCGACCCCTTCCAGCATCTCGCTGATGCCGGCCATGAACTCGCCGGCGGAGACTGTGAAGACCTGCTCGACCGGGGGGAGACTCGGGATGACGCCCACCGCCCCCGGGAAGCTAAGCGAAGATGGCGGCTGCCCAGGCGGTCATGCAGGCTTTCGAGCCCGCCCCGGAGGTGATCAGCAGTTCCACGGACGGCTTCATCCATGGCCGTTTCGGGATCTTCACGACCGGGCCGAAAAACCCCACCTCCGGGTTGCCGAGCTGGGGAAAGTTCTTCGCCCGGATCGTGACCGGCCCGAACTCGTGCACAGCCCCGTAGGCCGTCGTGGAACCGAGCACCTGGGAGGCCATGCCCGCCCCCATGGCCTCCGCCGGGGTCCGGTGGATGCCTTTCACCAGGTCCCCGGACACCTTCGCGGGCGGGGCGCCCGGCGGCGAGTTTGTCAGGATGCCCACGCCCTTGGCGTGGGACCGGGCGGTGAGCGCCAGTTTCACCGTCGTCTCAGCGGCTGCCGTCAGCGCTTTCACCGCGGCGATAGGGGCGTCGGACTGGGCGCGCGCCTGGATGGCCCGCAGGTTCGCGGCCACCTCCGCAGCAGCGTTGTTAACCACGGCCGCGCTCCGTCCGCTGGTTGATGCACCGCTGCTTGATCTGCTTGAGGTCCCAGCAGAACCGCCGCACATACACCGGGGTCTCCTGCAGCTCCGACCAGGACCAGGCGATCCGCAGGCCGCCCATCAGCTCGAAGTCGCGGACCTCCGCCGGTATCCAGTCCTGCGCCCACGTCCCGTCGTAAATCGACTCGGCGGGTGCTAGGACGGATTCCCAGTAGCCCCCGGGCTCTCCGGGGTCTGCTGAGGGTTTACCCTGGCCAGCTCCTGAGCCAGCCAGTTGATGATTCCCATCGGCAACTTCGCGACGTCCTCGGCTGCCGGCTTGGCCGGCAGCAGCACCGGTTCTGCGGTGGGCAGCGGGTTGCCGTGGTCGTCCAGTTCGATCGGGGCGGTCGGGTCATACACCCGCATCCCGATGATCAGCTTGGCGCCGAGCCGGTTCACGGCCCGCTTGTTCGCCTCGTTCGCGACCGGCTGCCCGTCCGGCCCGGTCTCCAGGTCTGCCTCGCTGGACGTGAACTCGCCGGGGGACATGAGCTGCGGGTTGCGGATGGTCACCCAGATGTCATCGCCGGGCTCCACAAGCTCAGTGAAGTGCTTCGTGATGACGCGGTTGGCGTATGCCACGGTAAGGAAAACTTCCTGCTAGTAGGAGGTGCTGACGTAGTTCTTCAGGGTCACGGTGGTCAGGCCGCCGTCACTCGTGTTCCCGATCGCCGAGACGGCCTGCGACAGCGACACGTACAGCGAGCCCAGATCCGCCTCACCGGTGGTGTAGCCGGACTTGGCCATCTCGATCTGCAGCGACTGCCCGCCCGAGGTGACCGGCTGCGTCAGCAGATGCGTCGTCCCGGTCTGCAGGTACTGCCTGAAGTTGGCCATGTCGTTGGCGTTGTCGTAAACCGCCTTGTAGGAGCCGTCCAGCTCCAGCGGGCCGGGGAAGATCTCCCGCGGTGCCTGCGTCCCATCCGACGATTGGATGGCCTCGATCTCCCGTTTGAGGGTGATGTCCATCGTCAGCCCGCGCGTTGAGGCACCCGGGTTGCTCACGGTCCAGCCCCAGCCGACGACCGGCTGCACCGCCGACGCCGCATACGAGAACGTCGCCTCGGTGATCGACGGGAACCCCATGTACTTCGGGGAGCAGGTGATGAACCCCTTCGGGTCGATCTTGATGCCGAGTTCGGACATGACACAGCCGGGCCAGCCGAGCTGATCCTGACCGTCATCGGTGGTGAAGCTGTAGGTCGGCCAGACCGTGGTGAAGGTCCGGTTCTGGGTGAACACATGCGTGCTCTGGGACAGCACAGCCCCGCCGGCGGCGGTGTGCGCGAACCGTGTGCCTGTGGCCGGCGTGGCCACGGGGCAGGTGTAGGGGCCGGTTCCGGTGACGGTGCCGAGCTGCACCCATTCCAGGTTGATGCCGGTCGCATCATTGATCTGGATGATGCTGTTGCTGCCCGGGTTCGCGGTCATCGACAGCGACGTCGCCCCGGCCACGCAGTTTGAGGCCAGCGTGGTTGACACACCAGCGGTCACCGTGTCGGGGCCGATGATGGCGCGGAGGAAATACCCGAGCAGGTCCGGGTAGCCGTTCGCCTCGATCTCCCATGAGGTTGTCCACGGGCCCTGGTTGATGCCCTGGAGCTTCACATCGTTCGCCCGCATCGACTCGTCCCGGATGGGGACGATGTTGTCGTTGAACTTTGCGCTGGTGAACGGGACGCTGAAGGCAGGCGCCGTGTACTGGTACTGGGTGCCTTCCTTGGCGCCGCCGAGCTTGGCGAGCCGGGACAGATAGGTCATCGCGGGTCCCCCGTCTCCGGGTCGTCGTGCACTTTAGTGGCCGGGACGGAAGGCCGGATGACCGGCGGTACCCGCGCCCCGGGGGGGTCCACGGGTGTGCAGCCGGGCACTGGGAGAGAGCAGTCGAACTCATCACCCGGTCCGATGTTCCGTGCCTCGCCGTCCAGGTCGAAGGCCACTAGCACGCTGCCGGTGTCGTTTCGCTGTCGGGGCATGCGGCCTCCTCGATAGGCGGAAAGAATGGGCGGGGCGGCCCGGGCCGGGCAGGCACCGCAGCAGTCGGCGGATCATCCGGGCCATAGATGACGGTCCAGGTGACGGTGGTTGCGGAGCCGTTGGTGGTTTGCGAGAGCGGCACCGACACGTCGAGCACGTCAGGCACGGGATCTCCTTGTAAGGTCGATCGGGCCGGCCATTCGCGTGGCCGTGTGCCGGTGCAAGGGCGGCGGTCAGAGTCACGCCTGCCGCCGGCCACGTCGTTCCGGCCGGTGCCGGGGAGCTGGCACCCGCTACGATCCGGCGCCGGAACGGCGGGTCAGTCGTTGATCTCCAAGTCGTCTGCGTAGTACGTGATGAGCGCGCGGAGTTCCTTGCCGGCCGGGATCGTCGTCCACGGCGGCTCGATCACCACACGCACGCCCGGGGAGCGCGGATCCTCGCCGACGGACAGGAACCCGCCGTGCGTCTTATCCCCGAGCGGGCCCCTGATCCGCTGGATCAGCAGGTCGATAGCGTTCCTGAACGCCTGCTGTTCCTGCTCCGCGACCGGGCTGGACGTTTGCCGGACCGGCCAGTGCAGTTCGAGGGTGATCTCGTAGTGCGGCATGATCCGGATGTTCGCCGACCGGACGTCCTGGAGGTCCAGTGACATGACGTAGACCTGCGTCTTCTGCGTCGCCGGGGTCCTCGTCCAGAAGGCCTGGATCACGTCCCACGGGCCGCCGCTGGCGGTCAGCAGCGACGGAAGCGAGTCCGTTGAGACGCACAGCCAGGCCGCTTCGCGGGTCTCTACGGTGCTGATGCCGGTGTAGGCCACGGGTCACCGCCTCACGCTGGCATTCTTGGCTGCGTGAACGACAACGAGAGCGGCAGCACTGCTTACGCCGCGCCAGAGCGCCACATGTGCGAGACGTGGACTGCTAAGGGGCCCATCGGGAGTATCTGGCGATGCGGTGGCTGCAGTGCCCTCTGGAAGCGCTGCCCTGTCAGCCTGATACGCGCAGGCGGCTGGTATCCGATGAGCCGGCTTGAGGTGTGGCGGTGGAAACGCCGCCACCGGGAGCCCGGTCAGTAGTAGCCGTACTTCTTCTTCATGTCCGCCCGGATCTTCGCCCGGATGCTCGCTCTCGCTGCGGCCGACAGGTGGTGACCCTTGAGCTTCCTGCTGATGTCTGCCTTGACCTCCGCGCGGATCTTCGCCTTGGACGCCGCGGACATCTTGTAGTGCCTGGCCTTGTAGTGCTTGCCCTTGAGTTTCTTGTCGATCTTCGCCTTGACGTCCGCGCGGAGTTCGGCGCGCAGTTTCGCTTTCGACGCCGCGGACATCTTGTAGCTGCTGCTGGCCGTCGTCTTGGCCGCGGCTACCGAGGCGCGGGCCAGGGACGCCGCGGTGATCGGTGTCAGGGCGCGGGAGCCGTGCGCGCTGAACACTGACTGGCTGCGGCCCCGGTGCGCCATGAACGTTGTGCTGGACCTGCTGCCCCGGTGCGCCCACACCCGCGACGAGTGAGTCCGGCGCCGGGCTGACTTGCGTGGTTTCCAGCCGGTCGCCACGGTCAGGCCCGGTCGTAGTTGCTCAAGATCATCAGCGCGTCGGTGTGCAGCTGGTCCGGGTCGTGGTTGGTGGCTTCCGGGTCCAGTTCCCGCACCACCAGCCACGCCGCCATCAGCTTGTTGGCGCGCACCAGATCCGCCGGGGTCGCGATGGTGTAGCCACCCGAGTAGGTGACCCGGATCAGGGAGCCGATCGGGATGAACATGCCCAGGTTGAACCACACATGCCCCGAGTCGAGTTCGGGGCCCTGGTACTGGAACGATGACAGGTTCTCGGTCCCGCCGAACGACCGGACGATCGTGAGCTGGTCGACGCTGGTGTACTGCCACAGGTCCGGGTAGCGGACCGCGTACTCGTTCAGCCAGCAATGCCGCACCAGGCTGGTCACGGCCAGGCTGGCGGCATAGGACTGGCCGAGCGTCCCGTAAATGTCCATGGGGACGTTCGTTGAGTCGGTGTACTCGTCGGGGTCCACGGCTGAGGCGCGGTGTGTTTCCGTCAGGCCCGTGAACGGAGCCAGGCGGCGGCCGGTCTCCGACTCGCACTCCCGGGTGGCCTCCACCAGAAGGTCGCTGAGAGCCTGAGTGCTGTAGTCCTTCACGAGGTCACCGAACGCGCCTTCGGTGAACTGAGCGGCCGAGCAGAGAGGTGTCACACTGTCGGCCACGGCTCACCCCCGGCCAGGTGTGGAAGGCTAGCGGCGTGACGACAGCGGCCGACGAGCGGGCGGCAATTGTCGCCCTACGCCGGGACGGCTTGTCGCACCGCAAGATCGCGAAGGAAGTCAGCCGTAACCTGTCGACAGTGCAGGCCGTCTTGAAGGAGATTGCTGCATGACGGATCTTGCCGGCTTTATTGCTGCCCGGCTAGACGAGGACGATCGCGACCGGTGCGAGATCCATGCCCGGACCTGCGAATCACTGCCCACTCATGGCCGGATTGAGTTCCCGTGCGACTGCGGCTACCCGGCCCGCGTGCTCCGCGAGGTCGAGGCCAAGCGGGCACACATCCGCATGTGGGAGACATTCGCGGTGAACTTCACCCACATCGATGAAACCGAGTTCGAGTTCGCTAAGCGCGAGGCGCTAGAGGAAGTACTGACCACCGATGCCGCCGTCTACAGCGACCACCCGGACTACCCGCAGGACTAGCTGCTCACGTCGTCCTTCTTGCCGTCTCCCTCGTCGCTGACCGCCTTGCCGCGCCCCTTGCTGGCTGGTTTTGGTGCTTCCGCGACCTGGTACCCGCCGAGGCGCAGCAGGTCGTTACCGAGGTCGTCGGGGACCTCTGTCACGTCGCCGTCGTTCTTCCACTCATGCGGGCCGACCGCGCAGCCGCCGCCGACCTCGTGCTTGCTGAGCCACATCAGCGGCCTCCTTCAGGGGGAATGAGGTGTCCCTCGCAATGCGGAGTAGCCACTGCGAGGGACACCCGGAACCGCTAAAACCGCAGGTCAGACGCTAGTCGCGACCCGGGCCAGCCTGCCAAGGTACTTCGGGCCCCGGACAGCCAGGCAGGTGTCATCGACTAGAGCGAAAGGAAGTGTATCCGGGCTGCTCGTGGTCGGGTAGACATCGAGCGGAGTGCACTCACGCACGTACGGGCGGATCACGAAGTTCCGGTCCCTGGAGATCAGGTAGATGTTCTCCAGGCCCGCCGCGAGCGGATACAGGCCGGTGTTGGTGCCGTAGTACGCCGTCGGCAGGGTGCCGGGCACCGTGGACCCGTTGTAGGGAACCAGGGCTGTGCCGGTGTCCGCGATCCCGGTCGTCAGGATCGGGGTCACCATGTCAGCCGCGAGACCGACCGTGCCATCGACGTAGCCGAGGAACGTCTCCGAGCCTGCCGCGCCGCCGGCTGCGGTCCGGTAGACCTTGTAGGAGATCGGCTGGCCGCCGTCCGAGCCGCTCGGCGTCGAGAACGTCAGAGTCAGCGCGTTGCCGGTCGTGACCGCCTGCGAAACCTCAACGGCCGGCAGGATCTCACCCTGGCGGGCGATGACCGGGCTGATGACGTACCGGTAGGTGGCGTTCAGCGTGTACGAGCCGCCCCACGTCCCGGCGCTGGAGGTGCCGGGGGTCACGGTGCCCATCTGGTAGGACCGCGGCGACAGGAACGACGTCAGCACGATCGGGATGTTGCGGTACGAGTCGACCATGAGACCCGGCGCGACCTCCACCTTGTCGTTGAACCGCTGCTGGTTCTGCAGCAACTGCGAGATCTTGCTCTGCGCGGTGGACGATGCGACGAACATCCAGTTGGAGCCGAGGATCGGCATGGCCACGTTCTGCTGCACCATGTCGATGACCTCATCGAACATGGCCGTGGTGAGCGTGTTGCCGCCCTTGTCCTGCGCGTTCTGCGTCGCCCCGGAGAAGGTGGACACCAGGGTGTCCAAGCCGTCGAACTGGGGGCGGGCGCCGTTGATCGTGGACGCGGAGTTGCCCCAGTCGATGCCGGTTTCGATGTCCCACAGGAGACCCTGAATGGCCCCCTCGATTTCAGTCTGCCTCAGGTCGTCGATGACCTGCCGGGTGACCTGCTGCGCGTAGCCGGTGACCGCGCCGACGACCTGCAGGTGCTTCATCTGGAAGTTGTTCTGCACGTACGTGCTGGTGGAGACGGGGACTGCGCCGCCGTCGGACACGAACCCGCCGGTCGCGAGGGTGGTGCGCTGGTTGAAGTAATAGACGTCCGCGTCCCATTTGGTCATGGGGATCGCCCGCACCATGGGTGAGAAGCGCCGCATGTACTCCAGGAGCTGCGGGTCGATGATCTTGGGGATGAGGGCGGACGCGCCAGCGGCGGTCAGCGCCTCCCTCAGTTCACTAGGCATGGCTGTGCCTTCCGGGCTGGGGAAATGTGGTCTGGGCATGCGAAAGGCCCCGCGCGTCAGGCACGGGGCCAGGGGTCGACCGACCATTTCTGCCGTCCGCCGTCACCAGCGGCACCAGCCCGGAAGGCTGGCGGTCAGTACAGCTAGGGGCGGCCCGTCACCGGGCCGGGGCCGTCAGTAGACGGCGCGGTCGCCGAGGACGTGCTGCTGCAGGACCGCGCCGGCGACGCGGCGCTCATCCTCGGTCCACTGCTCCATCGGCTTCATCACGCCGTCTTTCATCGGGTAGCCCTCGGGGATCTCACCGCCCGTGCGGGCAGCCGTGTGCTCGGTGACCAGGCCCTTGCGTCCCGGGCCGCCACCGCCAGCGACAGCGCCCTGCTTCTCCGCCACGAGCCGTTCGCTGACGAGCCGCTCGATGCGCTGGTCCTCGGTCTCGGTGACGGCCGTCTCCGCGAGCTTCGCGGTGACCTTCTCCTCAACGAGGCGGGCGATCCGCTCATCGGCGGTCTCGGTGGTGGTCTCGGCGACGGGTGCGGCCGGGGCGGACTCGGCCGGCTTGGCCGCGGCGAGCCGCTTCTTCGCTTCCTTCTTCGCCAGCTTCTTCTGGTACCTGGCGACCAGATCCTCGGGGACACTGACAGCGGGTGCGGCGGCCGGGGCCTGCACGACCGCCTCCTGCGTGGTGGTCTCGCCCATGGCGGGATCCTCCGTTTCTGTGTGCGGTCCGGCGTCCGGCGCCGGGGGTTCAGCGGGTGCGGCCTCGGCCGCGGGGGGATTGGCGAAGGCCTCGGCGAGAACCGTCTTCGGATCCTCGCCGGACTCGCCCTTGAATGCGGCGGCGAGCCGGGTGGCGAGGTCATCGATCCCGTCACCGTTCATGTCACCGTCGGTGTCCTCAGCGTCCGCACCGGGCACGTCAATGTCGCCGTCCATGTCCGGGTCCAGGGACGCCAGCGCGCTTCCGGCACCATCGCAGGCCTTCTGCAGGATCACGGCGAGGTCGGCGGGGTCAAGGCCGTAGGAGCACACGGTGACCGTGGTCGGCCCGTTGGAGGCGGTGAGGGTGTAGGAGCCCGCGGTTTCCGGGTCACCGCCGTAGAACTCGGTCACGGCCTCAGTGAGCTGGAGAGCCGGGTCGATCGTCCAGCCTTCCGTCGCGATCGTGATGCCGAACTTCCCGGCTGCGGCCTTGATCCGGCCCTTGATCCGCTTGAGCTGCGCGGGGGTGTACAGCTTGGCGTTGCTCGCCTGGCTGATGAACGACCAGGCGGCCCTGACGTGAGCTTTGGTGTCCAGCTCATACCGCTGCTTCTTGTCCGGCTGGTAGCCGGGGTCCGCGTAGGTGGTGCCGCTCTTGCCCTGCAGTCCGGCGCTGCGTTTCGACAGGGCGACCGTGGCGGCCTCGCCGATCTCCGTGCAGGTCTCGCACAGGCCGTTGGCGAGCAGGTGCGGGCGCTCCAGCGGCAGCAGTTCCCGCGTCGCCTCCCGCACGTCTGCGGGCATGACCTCGCTTACCGGCGCGGTCTCTTCGGTGAGGGTTGTCACGCACGCCTCCGCGCTTTCAGTGATGAGCACGCGCTCGGTGGTCTCATTGGCTCCGTCCCTGGCCCAGGCGAAGGTCTCAACGCCCGCGCCAGGGACACCCGGCTTGCGGGTGTAGTCCAGGCCATCGAGTTCCAGGTCATCGGCGGTTTCTACGGCTGAGCCGTCCGGGCCCTTTATGCGGCGGACCTTGCCTAGCCATGCACCGCGGATCGAGACACCCTTGAGGAACGGCGGCTGGCCGTCGCTGGTGTCCAGCAAGTTCGCGATGGTGTGCCCGTGCGGCGTGTCCGCAATGGCGGCCGAATAGTGGGCCTTCCCGTCTTCACCGAGGCTCAGGGAGGTGATCCGCCCGACGATCCGCGAACTGTCATCCTCGGCCGCGTGATGGGTCAGCTGAGTCATCGGCTCATCGCGATAGGTCAAGTCGACTGTTTCGCCATCGGCGAGACGGCCCTGTGCCCGCACGATCGCTTTGGCGATGGCCTCGCGGGTGTAGAGCCGGCCGTTCCTGGACACGCCGGGTGCGAGAGCGACACCGGAGACGGTCGCGATCGTCTTAGCCATCAGACCTGCCGATCATGACTTGCTGCGCCCGGTGCCGTCATCGTCGACCACATTCCGGAACGACGTGCGCCTGGCCTCGCCGGTAGTCAGGTCATGAACGACGTACGGGTTCTCACCGTGGCCATGGTTCGGCGCGAACGGCCG